TTTTTACGTCAGAAGCGATATCCCGCCGAGAACATAAACACCCACGGATCCAGACGGGTATTGATATTTTGCTGCTGATCCCCCGCCTTAAAGCGCACTTCGGTGTCGATATCCATGTACCAGACCGGTAGCATTCTGATATTAATTTATCAGTCTGATATGTAAGAACTTTCATCGAATTTCAGCTCGAAATTTATCGATAAACATCACCTATTTAAGCTGATGATTTTTAGATCTTAAAAAATAGTTTTGCAGAACATAATTTCTTGGGTTGGATGAGCGCTACAGCCTCATATAGTGGGTATGTCATCCGCGTCTGTGCTGTTGATGAAGAAAGTGACCCGCCCGAGGACATCCACTTCTTCAGCTGCTTCGCCCTCTATCGCTTCGCCGTCATCCGTTATTAGCGCCCTGCCCCTCAGCTTCGCGAACTGCGTTCGCCCGCCAGTCAGGATCAGGAGAGTCTGCCCCTGCACCAGCCTGGTGACTGGCTCGATAACAGCGAACCCGGATGATGTTTCCAGGATGCGACTGTCGATTCCTATGCCGCAGATAATTTCCGGAGATAAACGAGGGGCTATGTAATCAGCCGCTGGAGAGGGAAAACCCATCAGAGCACCCTCCCCATGTTGCGGAGGATCCAGTAGCGGTTCTCGCTGCTGTCCGGCGTCTTGTCAGCAAAGTCTGGCTGATAGTACTTTATCCACTCGTTGGCGTCAGCACGGCTGAAATGCCAGTGAACCTTCGCCAGTTTTCGAATGAAGTCATCAGTGCGTAAACACTGAAATCCTTTCGGGTTTTGCTGTATCGCTGCCGTAAATGCGGCATTAATGTCTTTTTTGCGGGGCATGATTTGCACTCCTTTTTACTGTTTTTATATACAGTAGTTTTAAAGAGAGTGCAGATCAATGCGGCGACGCCTATCAATGTCGGCTACAGAGCCAGATGGTGGAGACAAAATAAACGGCACTGCAGGCCAGCACCGGAACCAGCCAGTCGAGCAGGCTGGGCAGATTCCAGGCTCGCCAGTCGAACCCTCCCCACCAGGGCATGTTGGCGCGCTTCCCTGCGCCAAACTGGGCAATCCAGCGATACTCCGCCTGGGTATGTTCCCGGGCGATAAACCAGGTGCAGCCTATGAAGGCACCGGAAATCCAGTTGCCGGTCATAACCCCGAACATACATTGTAGGGAAACGGCACAGAGCGCATGCAGCAAAGGTGATGCATCCATGTTTTCTACCCCACACATGTAATTACGATGTCAACGTTTCCGGCTCCCATCACTGCATTCGTCGGATTAACAATTATCACCCTGACAGCACCAAGAGCTGTTGACGCACTATCTCTCAATTGCACAGATATGCCATTACCGCCGGTGCGAACCTGCCGCACAGCAAACTTACTGCTGTTAGCACTGACACAAAAAGCATGATTGAAATACGCTATGTACTGAGCTCCCGGGGCCAGCTCTGGTGCAGCAACACGTACTTTAAACACACCCTGATGCAACGGGACGCCGCCATTAAATGTGGCGATATTCGCCTGATCCACGCATACGGGCGGTGTTGCGGCGGCGGTGTTACCATGGCGAGTAGAGCGGACCTGACAGGTTCCAAAGGATGCGCGTTGCGATGGCTCACAAACCATATCAGGGGTAAGGGACTGCGCAAGAGAGAAGTCAAACGCGCAGGCATCGAAGTTACCGCCTCTCAGCAAAGACATCTCTGCCGCACCTGTCCAGCCACCGCACCACTTAACAACGTTTACAGTATTCACCAGCACGGAATAGGCAGTTTTGTTATAGATGATGCTGGCCCCTGCAATATGGTAAGGATCTGCTGCCTGCAGCTCCACAAAGTTGCTGTCCCAGTTGCTCGACGCAGTATGCGTACCAAGATCATCCCATACCACACAGTGTTTTGTGCCACTGATAAAATTTACTCTGACTTCATTTCCTTGCTGAACCAGGCCCTGTGCATTTTGCTCGAAAACAATTCCATTTTCACAGCGGCCTATTTGCGTCCCGGTGATGATGTTATCCAGCGTACTGAAGTCACTCCCGGCAACGCGTTCTGCTCTGAAAACCACACCACTGGTACAATTGCTGATGACATTAAACAGGATGTTTTTGGTGTTGCGCTTGACGACGATCCCTTCTTTATAACCGTCAATGGTACCCAGAACAGCCCGCTTTGCTCCGCCCGAAATCGTAAAGCAAGGAAAGGTCTTGTTTGTTGTATCAATATTTTGAAACACCACGCCAGGCTCGCAAATAATGCTCACATCATCAGGCAATTCAAGATTCCCGGACGTGCGATACTTCCCGGTGGGAACGTTCAGTGTTTTACGATTATCTTTGCAATATGCAATTGCGTTCAGGAACGATTGCGTATCGTTGGTAGAGTCATCCCCCTTTACCCCCCACCCCTTAACATTTCCCTCGTCACGCCAGCGCGCTATCTGAAGTTCCGGGTATTTAGTGGCACCATCAGGATCGGAGATTTGCTGTCTTAATGCCGCATCTCCCACACTTACTAAATGTAAAGAATCGATTGCCCATGACGTTGAGTCATTACCGCTTGTAGTGAAAGGGATGCTGGTTGCGGCATTTAACTTCCACAGTTCATTCTGATAACGGATTAGCTGGTTATGCTCAGTAATGATAAGTGGGCCGTTGATATAATCACCGACAACCTTATAACCAGAATCCGCAATAAACTCATTAAAACGTAGCTCCATTCCCCAGTACGTTTGTCTTCCTCTGCCAAATCGGTCCAGCCATATCGCTTGGGTGATATCGTTCAGCGCGCAGTCAAAGTTCTGGGCGTTATCGAATAAAACATACGGACTCGTTGATCCCAGCGGTTCTTTCGTGAAATAGGTAGTCATGCTCGCTCCGGGCATAAAAAAACCCGCCGAAGCGGGTTTGATAATATTGAATGGCTGTTAAGCGACGTCGCCAGGATATGCGGCATCGTCATAGGCATATTTGCCCGGGTGATACTGAATGGCCGTTACCTGGCTGATTCCTTCGTTGCCCGGCGTAATTTCCCCTACCAGTGCGTCATACGGGACCCGGACAGATGAGCAGAAAAGCAGGCGCGGCGGCTCAATATACGGATCGTTCATCGCCCACAGTTCCGGCTCCAGCGCTGCGCTGTACGGCACCGAGAGGGTGTAATCGTCAATGCGTGTCGGCACTACCATTACCGATGCCCGACCATCCTGATGTCGGATAATCACGCGCGGGTTCTGGAACGACCAGTTCGGCGCCTCACTGAGTGTCAGGGTAATTTTGCTGCTGTCATACGTCATATCCGTAATCAGGCAGCTCAGCGTCTGGCTTCCCGGTATGTCGTCGGCCAGTACAATGCGATCCATGAACTCGTAGCAGAGCGCATCCATCTCGGTTGAGGTGGTGTGCTGCAGGCGCTGCAGCTGGTAGCCCAGTAACCGGCGCATGCCGATGCGGTAAGCGCGGTCCTCATCCAGAACGCCATCCAGCGTGTAGCTCTCGACTTTCACAGGTGTAGGATTGCCAGGCTGGCGGCACTGCACGGTTTCTTCTGCCCAGGTGGTGCCGTTGATATAGGTCACGTCCACGCCGTCGTAATCATCCTGCGACGGGGCCTTAAACGCGGTCTGCAGTTCCTCGGTGGTTTCCTGCGGGGTGATCATGCCGACCCAGGGTTTAATCCCTTCCCTGCCGGCAGAGGCCAGGCCATCCGATAAAAGGAAGTATCCCATCCCGGCGTTGGTGATCTTCTGAAGCACTTCAAGCGCTGACTTGCTCTCGCCGCTGGCCCAGTCGAACTTCTCACCGCGGGGCGTCCAGTAAGTTTGCTCCAGAGCGTTAATCGCCGCCGTGTCAATCTGGCTGGCCGTGAACCCCAGCGACTCCAGTACGTGGTAAAGCGCACCGCTGATACTCCGCGCCGTCCTCCCTCCACTGTAAAGCCGTGTTGGCGTGACGCTTATCCGGCGATCGGACATGGCCGCCAGGCGGTTCCCCGTGCGCACGGTCAGGGCCATGGTGGTGACGCCGTCGTACTTCGTGGGACGCTTACTCAGCCGTGAGCGCAGCGCCTGCCAGAACACCTGATCGCGGGTACTACCGCCTTTGACCGGCTCGGTGCGGCGCATGCGGATCTCATACTGTCCGGGAGAGACGTTGTAGCGGAGCGTAAACCCGATCTGGTTCTCAGTGCTGCGGGAATAGAACGGTGACTGCTGCGACCAGGTGGTGGTGCCAACCTTGCGATACTGGATAACCAGGCGTACCGGCATGGAGCGCTTATTCCCCTTGTCGGTGTAACGCACCAGGCCGCTCTGGAAGTTGATGTTCACCTCGAATGCGTCAAGCATCTCGCCATCCGGGCAGGCCAGGAAAGGTCCGACCCACTCATAGTCATCGCTGACACCCGTCACGGTGGCATCCAGCAGCGTGCGCTCTGTGAAGCCGGGCCAGGACGGGTCTGGCGTAGTGATCGTCTCACCTGCCGGGCCTGTGGTGACCGTTACCCGTTCAACCGTGACAGTCTGGCTGTCAACATCGGTGATCCTGAACTGATTGCCAGCCAGCCCCAGCGAGAAGCGCTGAATACCCTCCGGTAGTCCGGTAAACGGAGCTCCGGCGGCGCTGTTGTAGGCCAGAGTAATGTGCGCCCTGACTTCTGCTGTGCCGCCCGTTGACTTCACGCCCGCCTTATTGACTGGTGTATCGCCGAACGCAGCAGCGGGTAAGGGGCTGTTGGTGATAGAGCCGCCAGCGAACGGGCTGCTGGACTCACCGATTTCGAGACGCCCACTGTTATCACGAGCGACCAGGCCGGAGCCTGAGAGCTGCGAAGTGATCGAGGACACCAGACCCGACATGGTGACGTAGTTGGTAACCAGCGAGACCGGGAATGTCGTGCCCTGCCAGCTGATGCTGAACGTCACCGGCGCGGTACTGAAATCGTAAGTCGTCGGCGCGGCGCTGGCAGTTATGGTTGCGGCACTGCCACCTACCCCCGGCACCGCCGGAACGCCCGGGGCATAGCTGGCGATCACCAGATCATAGTCGTTGCCGTTATAGTTCAACGTCACCGGCATGCCGACAGCCGGTGCCAGCTCCTCTATCCCGCCATAAATCACGCTGTAACCGCCGGACGATACGACCGTATAAGAATTGGGAGCCAGCACGGTGATCACCGTCCCGACTGTCCAGGACGGCGGGATTTCCTCATCCCCTCCGGATACCGAAACGTCAACCAGCGTGATGGTGTTGCCCGACACGATCAGCGCATTCGCGATGATGCTCACTGTTTCCGGGCCGCTTGAACCCAGATCAAGCCCGGCGGTACCGGAACCTGTGTTCCCCACCTCAGGTGAGTTGAACCAGTTTTCGGTACGGGTATCGCCAGATACGTCAGCGCCAGGTGGATAGATTTTGTAACTAATGTCAGTGCCAAATGAAGAAAATGGCGTATTCCCCACCGTCAGATCAGACTGGTTGATAGCCACGTCGCCGACGCATATGCACAGGAACATGCTTGTTTCCATGCTGGTCTCGTTAACGAAACGGCTTACCGGCTGCATCACGTAATCAGGCCAGACCCGGTATTTTCCGAAGATTTCCCGTATGGGATCACCCAGTTTCGCCGCGTTTGCTTTGGCCGGGTTCAGGTCAATCTGATCGCCGCTCGCCGCCTGGGCACCGCTGCCGCCAGGCTGAGACATCGTACTCATCATGTAGACGCTGTACGCCGCAGAAGCGACAGCTACACTGACCGCAACCCAAATCGCGATTTCTGCGCCGGTACCGTATGGCACAGGGTACATCCTGACGTCGGTTTCACGTTTGATGACGCACAGCGGCCACTCTGCTGGCGGAACGGGTACGCCGTCGATTTCAACCGCGACCGGATGCTGCTGATCCGGCGTCCAACCCTGCACGTTCTGCGCAAACCAGGCGCTGAGGGTCATGGTTTCGTGTTGGTGTGTTTCCAGCGGTTCACCCTGCAGCCGGGAGGGATAGATTCGTATCGTCACTGATAATACTCCACGCGGACAAAGCGGCGCGCAAACCGCGCCAGCGGCAGGAAGGTCACGTTAGTGCGAGGATTGCATTCCGCGGCGCACAACTGGCCGTCAATCTCGACCACGATGGCAACGTGCGTCACCACTGAACCGGAATAACAGGCGATGCCCGCGCCCGGCTCGGGTTCGCAACACTGCAGGTCAGCCATCAGCCCGCGCGCCTCCCGATCAAGGCCGTTATCATCCTTCGTGACCCCGGCGAAATCAGGCCACGGCTCCAGGCCAAGGTCCCGTCTGATTTCATTGACGATGCCAAAGCAGTCCAGCTCAGGGTAAACTCGGCCGCCCTTCTGCCACTCGACAGAACGGTATTTATCAGGATTGAACATAATGATTTCCTACTGGAGGTAACGAAGGCCCGGGAAGTTTGGCAGTGTGTAACGGTAGCGCGGCCAGGCGGTATCGAGGATGTTCATGTAGCCGGCGGTGATCTGCACCTCCGTCGCCGTCCAGTACCCCTCTTTAATTGCCAGTGTAAATGGCGGCGTTGCGGGTGCGGAAAGGTCGGTCGAGACATACCGGCGGAAAGTCATGCTGGCATCGCTGAGACTGTCAAGCGCGTTGCGGATCGCCGTTGAAACCACGCCGTCGATATTGCTGATGGCGAATTTCAGATCCTGGGTGCCGTCAGAATTTCGCGCCGGCAATGCCACATCGATGGCGGAGCCAAGGAATGTTGCCTGAGCGCCATTCTCCAGCGTGACGGTAATGTCATCCCAGCCACGGGTAAGCCAGTAATCGTGGCCGCCAACGGTGATCTGCAGCGTGTCGATGATGACTTCAGCACCACCACTGGCATAAAGTCTGTTCAGAACTGGACTGGTCATGCTTCAGGCCACTCCCTGTTAAGTGCCAGATCGATAATGTCAGCACCCGTAATAAAGCCCGGAAAATTACCCCACCCAGGAGGGGGTAATGGTCGCTCATACAGTTCAAGCTCAGCTGAGTAGCGCCAGAAATTTCCGCCCTCCAGATCGGGGCCCTGGTAGATATCCGTAAACCGGCAAACTTTTGCCGCCTCTCCACCCGGCGTGCGCAGGTTCATGTTGAACCAGGCTGCGCCATCGGTGATCGCATCGCGGTACCAGGCCTCAAATGCCTGCGCTTCAGAATCATTCAGCAGCCAGGAAACGGTGGCGATAGTTGGCGTGGAAATGTAGCGGCGACGTTGCCGGGCTCTACCGCTGGTCATTTGCGTCCTGGCTATTGGACTGACAGGGCGCAGCCCGTAGCCTTCCTGTAGAGGTACAGGTAATGCGTCATGCGGATAGTTAATGCTTGTTGAAATAGCCATCAGCGTTTTTTCCTTCCTACCGCCCACCCACCGTTAAGCGCCTTGGATGCCTTTCCCGTTCCGGCTGCCAGATCGTTGGTGGTCATCTGGTACCCTAACTTCGCGCCGCGCATCACCGCGCCTTCAATGAGCTTAAGGGTGCGCTGGTCGGGATCACCGTGAATTTCCAGGGGTATATTGATATTTGGTGCCTGTCCGCCAGTGGACTGCCTGCCAACACGGTCAAGCGTCGCATCCAGCTTTGCGCTGGTTTTAGCCGTGGTTACACGCTCACCTTTTTGTAAAAGCCATGTCCCCGTTTCTGGAACCGAATCGATACCGTCATGAGCCTGACCTTTAAGAGCCGTACTGACGCCAAGCATCAATACCCCAGCGCTTGCCGCTGCTGCTGTAGCGGCTGGACCTGCCAACGCAGGGCCCACATACGGAATGCCGATCATGGCGGTAAATGCCTGAAGAGCGGCCATGGCAACCTGGGCGGCCGCATACTGGAGAAGAGCTGCGCCCATAGACTGAATGAACGTGGATGCGAAGTCCTTCACGTTCATCTTACCGGTCTCAGCCCACTCGACAATCATGTCGGTAAGGCTGCTGAACGCCAGGGCTCCAACCTCCTGCATGTTGCTATACAAATCCATGGAAGCTTCAATCTGCGTGGCCAAGCCTGAAACAAACCCGGCAGTTCCGTCATTTCTGAGCTGATCAACTTGTTGGTAATATTCTTCCTGAATACGAAGACGCTCTGCTAGCGCATCGTTAAGAGCTTCGGTTTCTCGGTCATAAAGGCTTTTTGTTTTAATATCACCCGACTGATATCGCTTCTGAAGATCTGCCTGCTGGGAAAGGAAGTCAGCCTCGATCCGCAGGCGTTCCCGCATACGTTCGCGCGCGTCATCTCCCAACCATCTGCCAGCAATATCGATATCCATTGACGCTTTATCGTTCTGGTTTACTGCTTGCAAGCTATTAACAAACTCTGCCAGCTTAATATTTTCTTCGTTCAGCTTCTTAATATCGTTGAGCCTATCAATTTCAGTAGCGAGCTGGGTGAGTCGCGTTTTTTGAGTCTGATTCAGGCCTGTTAGTTTTCCGTCAGCGATATCAAACTGAAGGCGTTGAAGCTCAGTTACTTCAGTTACTTTCTTACCGGTCGTATCTATCAGGGCGATTTGTCGTTGATAGGCCTGCTCGGTTGCTTTAAACGCACTCTCAAGTTTTTTGGCTCCAGCTTGAGGGGTTGTCTTTCCGTTAGTTTCGTTATCGCCAAGTTTAAAGCTTTTCTTAGGTGCACCTGATACGGTAGCAGGACTAAGAGGGAGGTTATTAATAGATTTAATTAATGCAGCTCGGCGCTCAAGCTGCTCAAGCTCCGCTCTTTTTCCGGCTGTATCCATGCCAATTCGGTTTACGCCAGCCAGAAAACCTTGGTCATTCAGGTCCGCCTGAAGGTTTCTTATCCGCCGCTCAATTTCATCAAGGGATGCATTTGCTCCTAAGGATTGTCCGCCTTTATAAAGGTCAATCAGCTTACCAGCTTCAGCGCCTACCTTTACAAGCCATGTTGCAAGATCAACAACGCCACCTACCAGGTCGGTTATCCCCTGAATCACTGCCGGGTCTTTAAATACATTACCCATGTCAGTAATGGATTTCTGCAGCCCCGATAAATCAACGCTAGCCAGGCCTGTAGCAAGTTCAATTTTTACTCCATTGACCTGAGTTTCCATGTCTTCAAACAGGGAATTAACTTTTACTAATTTTTCAATATCAGCGTCATCAGGCGCTACGCCGAATTTCTTGGCAGCATCCATGTACTGACGGAGTTTCTCACCTCCCTGATCGAGCAGGGGCAATAATTTTGACAGGTCGTTGCCGAGGCTTTCAAGGATTGTCGTCTTTTCTGCGTTGGTATTAATTTTCCCAAGCGCATCACTGATAGCCAATAGTTGCTTATCAGGTGTTTCTCCTGCTAGCTTTTTGGCTGATAAGCCTAAAGAATTTAAAGCGTCTACTGCTTCGCCTGATTTATTAAGAACTGCATCACCAATTTTGTCGCCAATATCTTTGAAAATATCAGCCATCTGATCGCCAGAAACTCCCGCTTTCTCAGCGGCGTACTGCCACGCAAGCAAAGACTGGGTAGACATATTGAGCGACTTAGCCCAGCGATCTGTTTCAGTAATTTGCTTTGATGTTGTTTTTAAAAGATTAAAACCAGCAACGCCCACCCCAACAGCAGCAGCGCTTGCCGCTGTAGCAAATCCAGTAAAAGCTGCTGCCACGGCCTTCGCATCTTCCCGGACTTGCTTTCGCCATTTTTGTGACGCCCTTTCAGCTTGGCTAAGTCCGCCAACGAACCCGCCAACTTTGGCTATCAGATCAATTGTCAGTGTACCGAGGGATTTGCCAGCCATCTAAACTCCAGATATAAAAAAACCCAGCCTGAGCTGGGTTTTGGTGGGTAACCGTAATATCATTGCGTGTTGAAATTTCGGTTCAACTTAAATGTTATTGATTGGTTATTTGCTTCAAGGATCTCCAATATCGCTCCCTTGTAGCGAATCGTTTTGGACTCAGAGAGATCATATTCAACCTCATTAGAAAAAGCTGGACGGGCCAACCCATCAGAGTATTCCCTGTAGCCAATATTTATTTTATTTCCAACCTTGCCATTATAGATCAGCGTCTGCTGAAAAGAGCTTTTAACCGATGAATTTAGCTTGACCTTGCTGAATGATTTACCTGTATCGCACTTTGTTCCGTTAAATACGGTGATGATGCAAATTTCGCCAGAATTTTTTAATTGAATGTTTTTAACAGGATCGTTAATCATTGGCCTGTTAGGTATGATTACGCCAGTCCGGCTATTAATCCCACTGTAAAATTCTGAGTCTCCCTTTTGACCAACTTTAGCGTAGTCACCTGCTGGGATTACATAATAAAAGCTTTCACCAATTTGCGTCGACTGCTCGAAATGAATGGCATCACTACTTGAGTCTACGCCCTGTTTAACCATTTCCTCGCCAACATAAGTTGTTGTTGAAGTATTCAATGGCGGAACGCTAAAGCTCTTTTCCTGAGGAATGTAATTGTAAACTGGAGCAGTACAGCCAGACAGTAAAAGCGCTCCAAGCGCCAAAGCTAAAACCTTTTTCATTAATTGTTCCCTTTGATTGCAATCGGAAACATCTTAACCAAAAAGCACCTCAAGGCAAGTTAGCGAGCTAATTTGTTGATCTCAATCGACCGGGAGAGGGAAAACCCGCAGTTAAGCGGGCTTGGTTTATGTTTTGGTTACGGAGTGAAATCACGCCCAGCTCTTCATGGCATCCTCGAGAGATACCGGACTCTCAACAATGTGAGGCGCGAAATCACTGACGCGAAACGAAGGGGTGTCATTCCCCTTGTTGACGTTAGCCACCACCGACGCGATCATCGCGGCCCCCCACTCTGTCCGCATCATCGGGTTCAGGCCTCCGTACCTGCTTCGGTATCTGAGCCAGAGCTGGAACTCTCTGAAGCTGAGTCGCTCCTGAGCTTCAGCGATTGTTCTTCCGCCGATGCCATTGAGGACGAGTTCGCACCAGACTTCATCTTCAGCGGTGAGGTCATCTTTCCCAGCTCATTCACCTCCTGAATGGCAACCAGCAGCGCCACCGTTAACGCTCCGTCAAGCGCGCCGCGCTCCGGGTCGGCTTCACCGGTAATATCCTTCGCAGTAAACACCGGATTTCCGGCTTCGTCGCATACTGCCGCCGCGATATAACCAGCCACGCCGTCAATTTTACCGGCGCTCGCCTGGATGCCCTGTGTCGCAGCATGATAGCCCGCCGGGCGGATAAATACCGTGGCCGTCAGTTCCTCGTCACCCTGCTTCCAGGTAATTTCTTTCTCGATTGGGCGGCCAGTGAACGCTCCCGCTTTTTTGAGGTTATCGAGAGTAAGCTGCATGTTTTCGCTCCTTTAATGCTTGGACTTTGCGGGGCATCGCCCCGCAAAACAGTTAACTGCCAGCCTGAACCTTTGGCACCCAGACAGCAGGGCCGGAACGCTGAACCGTGGCGGAAGTGGCGACAACAGTGTTCGCTGCAAAGTCGAACGGGAAATCTGTTACCTTGCCTTTGAACACAAACCAGGTGCGATCATCAGGAAGTGAAAGCCCATCAACGGCATCAGGGTCAGCGCCAGTTGCAACTGTTGGCTCTGACTCGCCATCAGCCCAGCCGACGGCCCAAGTCAGATCCTGTTGATTATCAGACTCAGCCAGGCTGTGCAGCATGAGGTGGCTGGCATTAGCGGGATCGGCATTGAGGGTTAATGTTGCCGCAGCCGGAGTACGCAAACCCTTTTTATAGGTACGCGTGCTGCGCTCGCTCAGGCAGGTATCTTCAATCTGGTCGGCGGGGTTTCCGCCGGGCGAAAAGGCAGTGATGCACTCCACTTCGCTTACAGCTCCGCTCGCGAGAACAAAGAGCTGCGTGCCTTGAGTCACTACTGACATAGTTATCTCCGGGTATAAAAAACCGGCTCAAGGCCGGTGTGTTGATGGGTTAACGTTTAACTATCCAGTCAACGTCGAAGGAATAGCGGTAGCGCTTTGTTTCCGGATCTCTCTCCTGCCCCCCCCAGCGTGTGATGTACGCGTGCGGCTCGATGGCGTCACGCAGCGCGGCGGCGACGGCGATAACCTGGTCCGCCGTGTCGGCGTACGCATCTACCTGCAGCGTAAAGGAATCCGTATCCGGCCGCTGAGCCAGATAGTTTTCCGGCGAGCCAGTGACGTTCTGCCAGACCGCATACGGGTAAACGACAGCATCATCCTGCAGGCCGAAGGGGTAAAGGCGCACGGGATCAGCACCGATTAGCGCGGTTACCGCCAGGCTGGAAGCACAGACAGAAAAGATGGGCGCGATCATGGGGGCACTCCTTTTTTCTGCGCTCGCTTGATGGCCCGATCGAGGGATTTTTCGTATTCAGTGGCGAATACGTTTATCACCTCGCTGGCACTATTTTCCGCCGCGGGGCGCATAAATGGCTGCGCCCGTACGTTCTCGGTACCGAACTCAATCAGTCGCCAGTGCGGCGTCGGCGCATTTTCACTGAGGTCGGGGTGCTTCTTCAGGACCGCACCATGCAAAACGCCGATCCGGAAACCGAGATTGCCGGTGGTTTTGAAGAGGCGACCATTCCAGCGCAAAGCCACGTTCGCGGCAATGCTTCGCCCGGTGTGAGGATCATCAATACGGCTGGCGTTAGCTTTTGCCTTTTCGACAATAACGTTGCCGGCGCGCCGCAATGCCGCCCGACCGCCACGCCGACGCAGATCGTCACTGACCGCAGATAATTTTGCCACCAGAGCCTCGACGCCAACGATACTGAAATCAATGCTGTCAGCCATCGCTTATCCCCCGTGAGCAAGGCAGGGTGAGATATTCCAGACCGCTTTTGTCGTCTTCCAGTACGCCCTGGATGTCGTAGACGCGACCGCGGTAAAGAATACGGTGTTTATCAGTGACATCTTCACGCCAGCGGATGGTGATCCGCGTCGTGACCTCATTTTGCCCCGCCTGTGCGGCAACAAAATCGCGCGCGGAAAGGTCTGTAACGTTAGCCCAGAGCTCAGCAACATCAGCCCAGCCATTAACCACCGCGCCGGTGGCCGGACTCTGCGTTTTCATAGGCTTCTGGAGCGTGATTCGTTTATTGAGCTTCCCCGCCTGCATGATCACCCCCCGGGCTTGCCGCTGAGGTAAGTATGCTGTGGAAGTTCAGCTTCACTCTCTTCCGCTACCATTGACTGGTAAATCACCGCCGCCAGAGCCTCGTTTGACTCCGCCAGTCGGTTCATCGCTGCTGCCTGGGCTGCCATTGCGTTCAGCAGCTGGTTTACCTGTTGCTCGTTCATAGGCGATTTTCATCCACTTTTTTAGCCACTCACGGCGGGCGGCACATCCGGAACAGGCCATCAGTACCACCTCCGGTGCTGCATCAGCAGGGCTTCAACTCCAAGCGGTAGCTCAGAAGTAATATTGCCGACATTGACTGCTTCCCGGTTTGCGTACCAGTGACCGATAAGAAGCAGCATTGCCGCCCATATGCCGGAAGTGAAAAGGATCTCACGTGGCGGCATTTCGCCTTCCACTGGCGGCGTCAACGATTCCACCAGCGCGCCGTCGCAGAACTTCTCAACATAATCGACGGCAGCCAATGTGTAGGCCGAGATAAGAGAATCTTCGGCGTCGCTATCAACCCTCAGATGCGTCTTTATCAGCGCCATCTGATCCGCGCTTATTTCCACCTTTACCTCCGGTTTTGGCTTTTGCAGGCTGCTCAGGATCGGAGGTTTTCGCCTTTTCGGGCTCAACCTCTTCGGCCAGGTGCAGTTTGACTAGCGCTTCGCCGATTTCTTTCTTCACCACGCGGGTTTCGCCCTGGGATACCGTACCCAGGTGATAATGCGAGAACATACGGAGAGCTTTAATTTTCATACATTAAACGCGGCCATTACTGACCGCGCCCTTCTGTTATTCGCCGGAGGAAACCGCAACATCGCCAGTGACGATAGCTGCAGGACGGTAGTGCGCCAGCGCCAGGCGCTCTTCGCACAGAATGGTCAGCATGTTTTTAACGAAGTTGTCGCGATCCTGGTTACTGATCTCGATAGTGGCATCCATGCGGTCCCACACCTGAGATGCCAGGCCAAACGCGCCGACGGTGAATTTGCCTGCCGCCTGCGCCGTGGTTGACACCACCGGCAGACCCCACAGCACTTTCGAGGCAAACGCCTGCGGGCCGCCCATGATGTAATTGCCGTTGGCGTCTTTCAGCAGCGCGATACGGTGCCAGTCTGCCGGATTCAGAATGATGCCATCGGCTTCAAACTCACTCAGCGACACCTGGTAGATGGCGTGTGCCAGAACATCGGCACCGGTATCCCCTGTCGCGTTGAGTGCGGTTTCGTAGTCGGTCGCCACCACGTTCAGCCCCTGAAGGTTGTCGCCGGTGCCATCCCCGTTCAGCATCTGGTTTTCTTCCACCAGCGCCAGGCCATACATCATGCGGGAGTTGATGTATGACTGCAGCGCCGGGGCGTCATCCATGATCTGGCGTGACGCCTGGATCCAGTGGGCGATGGTTTTCACGTTCGCCGTTTCTTTGGTGAAGGTAATGTTACTTTCCGGCTTGAGGGTGCCTTCCGCCACTGGTGCCGCAGCGTTGGTGAACACATTTTCACGCACGTATTCCAGCGCGTTACTGGTGATGCGCCCCTGTGCCAGCAGGTCACGGACGGTCAGGCGACGCAGGCCCGGCATCAGGATACCTGGCTGCTGCTGTGGCAGAACCAGCGCGCCAGCGGAGTTAGCGCCAGAGCCGATCGCTTTGTCGAAGCTGGTCACTTTCGCTTTCGTGCGTGAGCCATCCCAGCCTTTCATCAGGTCTTCGGACACGCGCTCTGCAAAGGACTTCTGGGCGGTCTGTTCAGGCGAGTTGCCAGCCAGTTTCTGCTCAAGATCGAACAGACGGGTACCGGTGGTTTTCAGTTCATCCTGGGCTTTAGCCAGGTCGGTCTGCAGCTGCTTGTTGATTTCGCCGTTCTGGTTGATGGATTTACGCTGTTCCTCGATAAGCTCCTTCACTTCTTTCTGGGAGTTCTCGATCGCTTTTTCCAGGGATGCTAATTCAGACATGTTTTGCTCCGTTAAGGGTTCCGCAGGTTAGCGGCAAAGGAAGATATGCGCTGTGCCAGCGCGTCAATGTCGCCGCCGCCGAACTCGCTTCGGCCTGCGGACTTCACGCGGGCGATAAACGCCTGCGCTTCAGCGCGCGTAAGGCCGACTGAATCCCTCAGCCAGGCCTCCGCGTCACGAATGGTTTTAATACCGTCGATACTCTTCATGGCAGTTACGCCCGCCAGCTCGTTGGCCGGGAAGGTGCAGACGCTGATTTCCCGCAGGTAAGAAATGTTTTTAAAAATGAGGCCGGACGTGCCGACGGTGTAATCGTCAGGGCCGACTGAAAAACCCACCGACATGCCTTCAACCGTGCCATGCTGCATGGCGGCTTTCAGATCCTCGGCCAGACTTAACCCCGGAGTGAGCTGCCCGCGGACAAAAAGTCCCTTCCCGTCTTCGTGCATGGCATCCCATTTGCCAACCGGGATAGCTCGCGTCTGGTGGTTGAAGAACATCGCCACCTTGCGGCTCTGGTTAGCCACCACACCAGCGAAAGCGCCGGGCAAAATAATGTCGCCATCGGCGTCGGTGTTATTGAAAACCGAGGCATACCCTTCAAACGTTCCCTTGCTGCCGTCGCCGGTGAACTTAATTTCGGTCTGGTCGAACGCCAGCGTCTTGTGAATTTCAGGCATCGTGGCCCCCATAAAAATTAAGCCCCGTCATTGCGGGGCTCTTTGTTTGTTCCGAGGTCGGTAATGGGTACGTTCTGCGACTGGCGCGTCGCCACATCACCGCCAGGCAAAGGCGGAAGATTATCCAGTCGCCGCACTTCGTTAACGGTTCGGATCCCTGTATTAACCATGGTTTGCATGAAGGTGGCGCGGCTCGCTGAGTCACCACGGAGAAGGCCATCAAGGTTATGCTCGGCGTGCAGCCTTCCCTGATCGGATTCTTTTACCAGCCAGCGCTCTATGCTGTACTCCCAGCGATCGAGATAGGGCTTCAGGGTGTACTGGAGAAAGCCGAGGTTCTGCTGCTCAATGCCGCTGCCCCATGAAGTTGTTTTTTCAACATCACCAACCAGGTGCGGCGGAACACCATAAAAGCGCGCAAGCTCTGCCACCTGAAACTTTCGGGCCTCAAGCATCTGTGCGTCCTGCGGCGAGATACCGATAGGCTGCGAGGTGAACCCGCTCTCAAGGATCCAGAGGCGTTTTCTCACCGGGCCACCGGCAATCTCCTTAAAGTTTTCCTCCAGCTGCCCGCGCTGCTCTTTAGTCAGCACCTTGCCGTCAGTCATCAGGATTTGCGGTGACTTCGCGCCGTTGGCGAAAAACTCCCGCTGGTTATCTTCCATAGCAATCGCCACGCCTGCAGATTTGGCGCTGAACGCCAGCGGCGATAACCCGACCAGCCCGTTAAAGCCGAAGCCTTTCAGGTGGAAGATCTCCTTTGGTTTAAAGTCCACATACTCGCTGTCGCGCCGGTACCGGTATATGACATTTTTTCCATCGAGCCGGACATCCATATTCGCGCTCATCAGCGGAAGCAGGCTGATGACATCGCCGACGCTGTTACGCTCCACATGCGCGTAGGCATTGCCGTAGGCACAGAGTTGCATTGTCATCGCTTCGCGAAACTCCAGCGCGGTCATGAAGTTGTTGGGCCTGAAGCGAAGAAGCTTCGCCAGCGGGTTCTGGTTGTCGACTTTCTTTCGCTGATCATCGATGGTTTCAAAAACATCCAGCGGTAACGAGGCTGTTACGGTGGAGATGAGCCGGATACATGCCCATACGGTGCTGATCGACATGTTGCGTTCATCGCTCACCACCGATTCCCCGACAGTGCCATGAGCGGATGTGCCAGCCATCTGCGAGCCATTATCCGGTGAGACCAGGCGGCCACCGGTCAGAATAGAGGCCATGCGCGCCCAGAATGGCGATCGCGTTCGCAGGTCAATGCTGTAATCGGTATCTGCCATTTTTAAACGCTCAAAAAGTTGTAAATGAAATCGTTAACGTCGCCAGGGTCTTCCACCTCATCACTGGTCTGCGCGCCGATAGACATGGCCAGCGCCACCATGCCGTCAATACGGCCGCTCAACTTGCCTTTAACAAACTTGCGGTTACCGGCGGGGTCGGTGATTACCGTGGCGTTTTTGGCGCACATTTCGAGGATTGGATGGTTGCCATGCTTCAGCTGCGCGCCGAGCAGTCTGGCTTCCAGTTCCCTGAGTGCAGGCGACATGGAGACAAAACCCTGGCCGAATTCCACGAACCGCTCAAGCTCCGCCTCAGTGAAACCGGCGTCGATAAGATGCGGACGAAGGAATCGCATGTTGTAGCGGTCGAACGCCAGTACCCTGACGTTACAGATATCAAAAACGCGCCGCAGCTCCCGGGCAATAAAGGCATACTCAATAGCTTTCCCGGGTGTCGTGTTCAGCCAGCCCTGCCTCGCCCAGATGTCATAAGGCACACGATCATTACGTGCCTTATCCGCCAGACCTTCCTCAGGTAGCCAGAACTTACAGTGCACATCGCCCTGGGTTGTGTTGAGCACCAGCGCTGTCAGGTCCGACACACTGGAAAGGTCCAACCCACCCCAGACGGTAGCGCCCGCCAGTTCGCCGGGTTCCTCTTTATTCATGTGCCAGACGGTCTGGCTTACGAACGGGCTTTTCGCCTCAACCCTGCGGTTTAGTACAAGGTTCTCAAACTCAGCCTGGCGCGACGGCAGGCGTTTTGCGCTGGCGGCCATATCCAGCACTTCTTTCTGGTTCATGAACACATCGAAGGCCGGGTTTGCCAGCCTGATGGCTTCAACAGAGAAAGGATCGATATCTTCCGGCGCGGTCTGGAGCCTGACCACCGTTCGCGGATCGGCCCCGGTCAGGCCATCATCAATCAGCAGGCTGAGCAGGTCGCTCGCATCGGGTGCCTGGGTGCTGATGATTACCGAGATAGGGTTATCCTGAGCAGCTGTCGCCGTTTCCAGCGCTTCATAAAGCGGGTCGCGCGGCCCGCGAACCTGCCCCAGCTCATCGTGGGCTACAAATCGCGGCGAGAAACCGTAGGCCGTGGTGGCCTCGGCGCTCAGTGCGCGGTAATAAGAACCCAGTTCAGGGCAGTGAATTTCTTTTGCTGAATCCTTGATCGCCACGTACTGCATGAGCACCGGATTCATCCGGCACATTTTTGAGGCCAGGTTAAACAGAATGGCCGCCTGGTCACGCGAGCGTGCGGCAGAATACAGCTGCGAGTTCGGCGCCGCCTCCGGCCCTACCAGGTAGAGCAGCATCAGCATAGCGGTTTCAACAGTTTTGGCGTTTTTGCGCCCGCGGCTGATGATCGCGCGACGTGTGCCATGCCTGTTGTCGAAAATGGCCCTGAAATCGTCCTTCATGAACTCAGCCATTTTCAGGGGCTGGCCAACAAACTTACCTTCAGGAATAACGATATTTCTTTCGCACCAGAGGATATTCCTCTCGGCTCTTGTCAGAGTTTTTTTAGCCATCGAAGAGCCTTATTCAATTTCCCAGGGTTTTCTCTCCCGTGGCAGATTGTTGTTGGCACGGCCTACCGTTTTAGGATCGGCAGTCGCCTGCCGGGTGATCCGCAGCCGCGTCGCCAGTGAGGACGCAGAGCGCACTTCGCGTTCGCGCATAGTGAGCAATTTGTCGTAGCGCTTCAGTCCATCATCCCGGGCCAGCCACTCCAGCTCGAACTCTTCAATCTGGGTGGTTAAGAGCCGCGCCTGCACCACATGTCGGCAGTACATTTCCAGCATATCGCGGTGCGTTTCGGTAAATGAGCTGGCCGGGTTGTCATTGACCAGCCGGACCCAGACGTTAATCTCCGGATCGCTCAGATGGATGGACGGTTGTAGCCTGCTTTCAGCCAGTGCCGGAAGCGAGACAGCAGACGTCGCAGCCAGAGACTTTCTGCCTCGCTGTGCCATCGCGTTTTTCCTTTTTTTCTGGACGTTTTTAAAAATGAAACTGGGAGCGCGGTCTTTAAGATGTTGCCGCCAGAGTTTTACCCCTCCCCCTGCCAGGGGGTCGAGCAAATGAGAACTCATATCATTTCTCAATGATGTGCAGGTTTTCGCGGGACAGGTTGGCAGGTACCAGTCGTTCGCCAATGCCGAGCGGGAAGGTCAGGCTGACAATCGGCAGCGTATCGCCCACCGTGTGGCTGAAGGTGATGGCGGTGACGTTTTTAAAGCTCACGCCATCAATGCTCAGCTCCACCAGCTTGCCATCGTGGTATTCAATCTTCAGGTCTTGCATTGCGGCCTCCTGTTACCAGATAACCCGGCCATCATTGTCGAACTCAGTTACCGTGCCGCCCTTCTCGATGCGTTGCTTTACCGAGTCGTGGCAGCGTTTGCATAAACTTTGCAAGTTCTCAGGGTCATGGAAGCGAGTCTCGTCACCCTTGTGTGGTTTGATGTGGTCAACAACTGTTGCGGCTATTACATGATTTCGTTTGAGATGAAACTCGCAGAGTGGCTGCTTCTGAAGCTGTTGATAACGGAGTCGATACCAGCGCTTGGTGTTATAGAGGCGGTGCCAGGGTGAAGTGGATGCCATATTCACTCCAATAAAAAAGCCACCAGCAACACCCAGTGGCTCACTACTGAAAGACTCTCTTTGATGTGCGCGTGCGAAGCGCAATAAAAAGCCCCGCTTAAGCGAGGCCAGTTAGATATCGGTAACGCTCAACTTCCTGCTTCGGAATCAAAAAGCAGAAGCGCTTCTTCCGACTCTTTGATAGCTTTCGTCGTTCTGGCCACCAGACCATTTTCAGTCGTTACCCGGCTTAACTGGTTAACGAAGATTTGATACTTCAGAGGATCATCACCAACAAACTTAATAGCCTCTGCGGCTGCCGCAGTGTCATAGTTAAGGGATGCCAACAGGTTCAAACGTATCTGTTGCGCAGATGTAACCGTGATTTCAGACATAAATATTCCTATGGTTGCCAGCTATATAGTGAACAAAAAAAGCCACCAGCAGATGCAGATGGCTTATTTTTATCGTGGTGGCCGGTGCTGATATCCGGCTTTGATGTCTACCTCACTCTCCCACCATGCCGGTACGTGGGAGACTACGCGACCAGTAGGTTTCTGCTATAAGCTTCATCAGGCGTAGTGTGTACCGGTTTGGGTGCCTACTTGGTAGACGGCGGCACCGTATGCTATTGCGCTTGTGCGTACGAATTCACCACGAAAATCGCATCAGGTTTGCGCTAAAATAAATCAAAAACCCTTATCTGCTTGCTTATAATAAACTCACTCAATTTATTAAAAACATTCCATTAAGAATTGAGTTTTTAATTTCTGCACGAGAAGTAATTCTCTGCCATACCTCAGGATTATCCCGCATTTTTACAAGCCAGATATTGGCAGCGTCGCAGACATCCGTGCAAAAAACCTTCGCGCTTATCTGGAGTTCATTATTAAACAAATTCAAATGACTATCGCCATGAGTGATATGGATTTTATAATCAGAGGAGACATCAGAAGCTGAATGGATAAAAGCATTACGCAAACCCCAGTATAAATCAGGAGTAAGCTTATTTTTAAAAGGTTTGGCTTTAAGCTTATCGATCATTCCGCTTGGGATGTCATCTATCCTTTCCGGCGTTTTTGAAACTATATAATCATACAACGTATCTGGAAAATATTTGTTTTTCAAGTTATCAGAAAACCATCTTTTTGCGCGTATGTTATTTTTCTCTTTCGGGGTTTCCAGGCTTCCGCAAATATCTGGTATAGATAACGCCATAAAAATAGCGCAATGATAGTTATTTTCTTCTAAGCACTTTTCAATAGACAGAATGTACTCTTTCATCATTTATTCTCATGTGGTTGCTATCCATGAGAATTTATCACTGAAGCGCCCGGTTAGTCCCTCTTTCACTTCACGATTTCGCAGTTCGCCTGCCATGACCTATTGTGCGCAAGAACGTCTTTCTTCGTCTGGCGATCCATCACTTCAATGTCGCGCTCAGTGAGGCGAATGACGTTGACCCAATCACAGCCGGTGTCGATGACTTCAACCTTTGCGGGTCCAGTCTGAGCGCAGCTCGCGATCAACATCGTCATCAGGCATATGGTTAACAGTCTGCTGTACATTGCTGGCCTCTTTCGTTGCTTCTACCCGGCGTTCTGCCACCGCCTCAGTGGCTGAGGCCTTCTCTTCGGTGCGTTGCTGATCAGCTTTTGCTTCTGCTTTGCCCGTGCCGCGAATATGGCCCAGGCCAAAACCACCAGCTGCGGCAGCCAGCACAGCGCAAATAGCACCGATAATGATTTCTACTATGCTCATGCGTTTACCTTCGGCTCAAAAGAGCGAACGTTTACCGGCTTCCCGACAGGGAAACCCCAGTTGAACCAGGAGAAGATCCTAAGCTCACACATACCATCGAAGAGTTCACCCGGTTCGACATCGGCATAACTACAAACGATATGGAGTTCATTTCCCTCCGCCTGCAGTACGACGGTATCTGTCTCCCAGTGCGGGAGAAGGATGCGTAGCCATTTCTTCATGTGAGCACCGATTTAGCCAGGTTGAACTGAGCGCGCCGTTTATCCAGACCGTTACGCCCGCCATTGATTATCAGCGTGACGCGCTCAACATCGCCCGAATAAAGTAGGCAGCCGTGGGACACGTAAAACCATGCTGCTGATCGCGCGGCATAGACATCCTGCTCCAGCAGCTCGGGGTGGGTTACCAGATCCAGCTTCATCGCCTGACCACAGTTACGGTAGTTGCTCAGGCCTGTGATTTGCTTCAGGCCACGGCCCCGGTATTTCCATCCGTCACCGCTAATCTGATTACCCAGATTCTTTTTGCCCCACTCTCCGCCATAGACCAGATTGGCGATCGCTTTCTGGTTAGCTGGCTGCGTGGCCGTTCTGCCGAGGGCTGCGGCCTGTTGTGCTGTGATGCGGTGCTTACCGAACACTGACACCAGAGTGTCTGCCGCATAATTCAGGTTTTCCACCAGCCGAGCAAAGCCACCGGACTCATGGCCTATCTGTGCGATGAACATGACCTGATCGAGCGACGCGGTAATTCCGAACTCTTTCATGGCTGCGTCTATATGCGGATACCAGCGCGCAGCTAACCCGGCGCTTATACCAGCCGCCTTCTGAAATTGTGTTTGGTTCATTATTGCCTCAGATGATCGACCAGCCGCGCAACGTTGCCTCTGACGGCCACCAGAATGGAAAGGAAAAGGACGTTGGCCCCGATGGTGGCCCACGATGAATGAGGATATATGCCGCACAGATAGGCTAACGGCACCGCGCTGTACGTGACAGTAATCAACCATGCCAGGCGGGAAACCCAGGGGCGATGACGTGAATCACCGCGACGGTAAAACATTAGGGTGATCACTACCCCGGCGCAGAGCAGCGCGTTGATAGTTGCTGTCGGGTCATTTAGTACCACCAGAACCTCCCCGGCGCGTTATCAGCGCCACCAGCGAGCCGACATCCTGGTTATTCAGGAACGTCAGGATTTTGACGGCTAATGCAGAAACAATAACGGCACCAATGGCGTCCAGAGGTTTATCGCTGTAGCCAGTCCAGTTAGCCAGCTTAGAACCCACCAGGCCGGAACAGAGAATACCGGCGATATAAGACACAACGAAATATGCCATTCGGCGTGCCGCGCCCAGGTCTGCGGCTGTGGCGATGTAGAATACAGCCCCGGCAAACGCTCCAAACACAACACCGTAATCTGTCCCGGTCAGCAGTCCATAGACACTGGCACCCGTAAGGGCACCACCGGTCAACCCAGTGCCGGAAATCGGATCGGACATTTGCCCCCCTCTTATTATCGTGAGTCCTCTCAGAAGCGAGGAAAAAAAAGGCCCGCCGAAGCGAGCCTGTTTAATTTCAATGCGAGGGTTTAGGTAATTTCCTTTACTCTTACCCATTCGTTTTTTAAATATATTTGCGTAATTGCAATCAACTCTTTACTCAGATCATAAAGCTTTTGTTTATTTGGTTTTTCTTCAAACGACCCCGTATTAAAAGAAATTTCTTGAAGAATTCTGTTAATCTCAATCGCTTCTGGCTCATTGGGATTTATCAAAAGCAGGATTTTATATTTCAAATTTTCCACAACACGCGCATCGTTAGTCATAGAATTGATAGCCTCTCTATGGGCTGTTAGAAAATCCGTGCCATCCTTTTTAGATAAAGCTACGCAGTGCCTTGCTATCGTGCGCGATTTTCTCAGCGAATGAATTGCTGAAAGATATTCTGCTGTTGAATCTCTTAAATTATTTATCCATTGCTGTCTGTTTGCAGATAACACTTGGGCTTTGATATTCTTAGTGGCGATTTCAAGCTGAGCTTTCCTGTCTTTATCAAAGGAGTCCTGCTGATGGACTCTATCTTCCTTCATGGCTGATATATTTTTTTTAATTGTATACCACGCAATATAAGCAGGTATTAGGCCTGCAATAAAAGCACCAAGGACGCTATCCCATGCGAAACCGGCATCAACAACTATCGTTGGGATTTTGGTCACATTTAAGAAACTGTAATCCAGATAACTACCTGATTGAAAAGGATGAGGTACACCAAGCCAAGCCATATCTATCTATCCCTTATAATGAAAAGGGAATAATAACAAAAAACCCGCTTAGTGGCGGGTTTATTAACTCTGAACATACAATGCCCATCGTTAACGTCAAATTTACACAAAAATGGCAACTTTGCAAGTAATGTGACGCTAAATAGTGAGATTTATATCGAATTTTGCGCTCTTGTGACTTTCTTCAGTTCAGCATCAGCATTGCTTTCTTCCTGAAAACATTTCGTCACCAAGCTTTCATAGAACGGTTTCCAGCTGTAGCGCCAGGTGCGATCGGGAAGACTGTCCAGCTCGGCCAGAACGCCGCGGTACGCCACTGAGGATTTAGGTCTACTGTACCCTCTTCCCTCGCACCGTTTGCACTCCTTATAAACGGGTACGCCCTGAAACTCAGTTTCTTTGCGGTCGAGGGTTTTCCCCGTTCCACCACACTGGCAGCGCTTACTCAGTTGGCCCGTGCCGTTACACTTGCCGCACAGCTGGTGGTCCACATCCTTAACCTGACGGGAGACCTTGAAGTCAGATGGAGATTGGCCCAGATCCTTAGCAAACTGAGGCAGGCGCATGGTGTAATGGCTTTTGGTAATCACGCTGGTTTTGGTGATGATGCCTTTGCCCTGACATTTTGGACAATCAACACTGTCAGCAGCTGATGAGGCGTAGTCTTTGAAGGCGAAGCGGGCGAGGATCCGCATGCACAGCGGGAACTTTTTTCCCGCAGCTTTACGCACCGCCATCGGCGCATGCTGTTTGGCGTACTCGGTCAGCCAGGATATCGCGGCTTGTTTATCCTGTGGGCTGATGCCTGCCTTTCCCAGATACATGGCGAGACCGATCCCAGCGTCTGCCTGAGTCATGCCCAGCGCCGCCATAATGTCGGTTACGGTTAACTGATCGCCCGCTGTTGCGCGGACGCTGTCCGAAATGTGCATCCCTTTCGGTGCAAAAAATTTTAATACGCTGTCGAGATTCATTGCCATCTCCCCTAAGCCAGAACGCCGAGCGCAAAGGCCCGGTCCAGCAATCTGATTATCATTGCCGGCTGAGCACCATGGTTGCGCTCAAATTTAACCGGGTCGTTGTGTAGTTCGGTGTGGTGCTGTCGGCACAGAGGGATCACAAGGAAATCGTGCGCTTTCGTTCCCATGCCACCCTGCCCCCAGCCAATCAAGTGATGAGCATCATCCGACGGTCTGCCGCAGCACTCGCAGGGCTGCGTCTTAACCCATGCCAGAAATTTAGGGTTATCCCAGCGGGCGCGCTTTGGTCGCTTCATCAGGGTCTGCGGGGATTCGGGATCGACCTGCAGGGTAACCACAGGCTTAATAGCTGGGTCTGGAGGAGGTAGCGCGCGGGCTTTGTCGGCAATAATGCTGGTGGCCGGTACCGCCGGGACGATCTCGCTCTCGCGGAAGGTTTCTTTCGCTGCTGGCAGGCGTAGAGCTTCGCGGGCGACTGACTCCGGTAACACATCAGCAACCCCGGCGCGCACAGCCCACCAGCAGAGTTCAGCCAGAGAAATTTCACGTGACCGATCGAGCGCCAGCGCCACCCGGGCGGTATCCAGCACCCAGTCGATGACGTTCTGGCGCGCCAGTTCCGCCAGGCGTTCGGTGTGCTGCTCGCGCAGCTGGTTGTCGCAGTGGCCGCAAAGGCGGATTGCGCCGGGAGCATGCCGCATGGTGGTCATTTCGTGGTAGTGGTAATCGCTGTGCGGGTACTGGCATGTGTCTCCACTTGGCATTAACCAGTATTCCAGGCCACTCAGCCCACCAGCAGCGGTAATCACCTTTTCGTGAAGGAAGAACGGGCGCAGTGCCGCATTACCGGCCAGCGGCTGGCGCGCGTCGGGTACGCGGCCCGTAGCGAAGCTTGCCATACTGGCGGGCTGGCTCTCCACCAGCACACGACCACTACTGAACATGCTCATCAGCTCGCTGCCGGGCTTTAACAGCACAACGCCCAGCTCCCGGGCAATCACCGGTTTCAGTAAGGCGCGCATCAGTCGATCTCCCCGATGATGATCTGCCCTTCTTCACCCCAGAGCTTTGTCACGCGAGAATCCCAGATATGGGAGTCATCCGCATAGATGGCATCCATCAACGCTTTTTCCAAATTGTCTTTGTCTGGTTTCTGCTGGTGGGGCTTGCCCGCCATTGCCTGGCGCTTCTTCTTGCTCCAGCTCGGTGGCATCGGCAGGATGAACGTAACGTGAGCGCCAGCTTCCGGCAGTTCGACACCCAGCAGCCGAACGTGATCGCAGAACGCGCGGTACCGGAGAACCTCCGGGCGCTTTTTCCACTTATCAGCCCTGGTCATTCTGGGCTTGCCCATCGGGGTGATGTTGTAGGTCTTCACGCTCACCTCCAGATCGGCTGCTGGAAGGTCTTATCCTGCCGCGGGGCTTTATTAGCCTCCGGCAGATAAGCGGTGAGCGTCCAGTGGATCAGATCGACATCCAGGCTTCGCACAGTGCGCACGTCATTGGCGCGATAGCGGGCCTCAAGTTCGTCCACTTCTTTCGAGGTGAGTTGTGTGTGAATGAAGTTAGTTTTCTTCATGCCGCCACCTGGTAGCGCGCAGGAAAAAAAAATCGCTGGCCCCGGCAGGGGTCAGTTTCAATGTTTGGTTGGTAGGTTTTTGCGCCATGGTTTCTCTCCAGTGACGCAGCAGGCATAGGTTGTTCAGGCCTATGATTAGAATATACCACACTTTTGAAAAAGCTTACCTTTCTCAATAACTCAATGATTAAACATAATTATGATTTATCTATTAAAATATTCTTGTCACGCTTTTAACACTTAAAAACCTTATGGACTCTAGCTAGCCAACAATTTATAGTCTGGATTGAAGCAATTACCACACACTCATAACACCCTTGGATTATTAGCATGCAAATAATTTCATTTAAGGTATCTCAATTCCGCTCAATCTCTGGTGAAATAACTACTGACGGGCTCAATGGCTTAACTATCGTTGGTAAAAATAATAGTGGTAAATCTAACCTTCTGCATGCAATGAGAGTTTTCTTTGAAGGGAAATATAAAAGTGATTTATATAATTATGACAATGATATTCCTGATAGCTTAAAGTCTGGACAGACCAGTTTTGCCGTTAGGTTTTTGTTTGAAAATAAAGAATTGGAAGATGTATCAGATCATCTAATAGATCAAGATGATTCAGATGAAGAAGATGAGATTTTGAATGAAGACATTATTATAGAAAACAATATCACCTCCAGTAATCTTGATATTGAAATAGCTGGTGAGGAAGTACTAAATCAACCTCAAAAATGGAGAAGAACATTAAGCTTAAGAGATAGATACTTACAATTATTTGATATGATTGAAGATTCTAGATTATCCACACCACAAAATGAAGTTACTATTCACTTAACAATCACGAATAAAAATAATTTTTATTATAGCGTATTTAAGGGATATAAAAGAAAGCAAAACATAACATCGAGCAAGTATACTTCAAAAGAACGCACATTCGTTGATAAGCTTCTAAAGTCATTTAATTGTATATATATCCCATCATCCAAAAGCATTGATGACATCTACAACACACTTCTTGAGCCTTATATTAGAACAGAAGTGTCATCTGCCATTGCTCCATCAATTGAATTGATCAAAGCAAAGCTATCAGAAATTTCCCAAGAAATCACTACTGAGATGGCAAATAGCGGAATACAAGATTGTCAGTTGTATATAAAGCCGCCTAAGGAAATTGACTCTCTATTTGGAAATTTCAGTCTTCAAATGAAGGATACTGTCGAGAACACTTTATCAAGTAAAGGTACAGGAATACAATGCCTATCTTTATTCTCATCATTTAAATCAATATCAAAAAAAAGACTTGAAAAGGGAATAAAAACAATTTGGATGATTGAAGAACCTGAATCCTTCTTACACCCATCTCTTGGTCTATCTTGTTCCAAAATAATTGAATCATTGCAGTTGGAAGCATATGTGGTAACTACTACACACGCCTTATCTTTTGTAAGCAATGATGTCACTAAGATTATTGAATTAATCAAAGAGAATGGCGTCACAAAAGACAAAAAGCACTTAAAGAAATTTGATGCGGTGTCAAGCATACGCGAAAACTTAGGAGTTAAATTTTCTGATTTCTTCAATCTTTCTGGCGCTGCTATATTTGTTGAAGGAATAACAGATAAATTATACATTTCGCAGATTCTAAAAATGTTGCCTGTCGATTCTTACGGCCAAAGATGGCCTTTATTAAGATCTGCTCAAATAGAAGAGTTTGGCGGCGTATCTGCACTAGGTGGTTTTTTACGAGGTTGTTACAAATTCTTATATGATCAAACGCAGATTGTAGCTATTTTTGATGGTGATGAAGCTGGCATCAAAGAAAGAAAAGCGTTACAAGGCTTTTTTGGTAATCAAGGTATAAGATTTGAAGCTAATAAAGATTACGTTTCAATCAGAAGCGGGCACTCTATAGAAGGATTATTCCCCGACTCTTTTATAACCTCGCTTATGAAGGATCATCCATCTTGGTTCGCTGGGCAAGGATCGTCTGTAGATGCATCAGGAATTGTGGAGCCCTTTACTTTAGTTGATACAAAAAAAACCAATGCCTATAACTACTTTATTGATAAATGCAAGTCTACATCTATAGAATCTTGGATCGACAGATGGGAAACAGCGTTTAATGCAATTGAAGCTGCTCTATTAGTAAAAGAGGCGGAAACTCATAAACAGTCACTAAACACTGTATTTAAAGATTCATTAGAAGCTACCGAAGTTAACTAATTATTTCTTCAACAAACACCATAATGAGATGACATGAATAACCATGGCATCTCATTTTATTATTAAATTTAATTTATTAATTTTTTAAATAATAACCTGCTTTTTCTAGCATCTGCGTGAAGAGTGTCGGCGTTCCTACAATTTCATCAGACTGGAGCGGCATAAACGATACTTCGTCACCACGTCTGTACATTAACGCTCGCTCGCATTCCGGAAATGTGTGCAGTCGTGCAACGATAACCCCATCGTGACATCTGATGACCGCATAGCCCTTTTTTGGTAATTCTTCTGTTTCTTTCACCGCACCCCTCCACCCGGGAAACTAATTGCATGCTGTATTAATAAAACCAGTCGTCTGCGCTTTCCCAGGTCTGCTGAAGGATTTCTTCAACCGTCTTTTTAACCTCTTTCTCACCACCATAAACACTTAACCCATCCGAGCCTGCGCGACGTATCACCAGACTGCAATCATCGAACTGGTTCTGGAGTCGTTTTAATAGTTCTTTTTCCAGTGCCGGAACCGCGCCTTTAGGAAGTTCTTTAGTACGATCAATGGTTAACTCAACTTTCATAATTGCCTCCGCTGCATCAACTGTATATTCATACAGTATACCTGTGAGCTGATTTGATCAATGTTTTAAGCGCACAAAATGCCTGGCGAATTTGAAAAAAAAGAAAGTACAGCGCCTCAGTGCGCTCATGAAAAAGGCCTCCGAAGAGGCCCCGACCGGGTCGATATGGGAATCCCCATATCGCTTGTATGGTAGGTTATGCGGCTTGTTCTCGCTGTTCGCATGATTCCGGCAGGTTTGCTCTCACCAGCGCCTCAGCGAATGGCGGAGGTACGGCATTGCCGCAGCGGGCAACCTGCTTATCCTTCGCGTACTTCACGCCTCGGAAGTCCTGGTCGATGATATACCAATCCGGGAAACCCTGGGCGCGGTACAGCTCTGCGGGCTGCAGCATGCGCATGCCGATATCAACGATGCGATAGACCACGCCATCAACAGTCACCAGACCGTCAGCATCTGCCCCGCAATACTCATGCAGGAACGCCAGCGCCTGCGTCGCGCGCTGCTGATCATATCCCTCAGTCGCTAATGTGGTTTCGACGTTGCCGACGTGCAGACCTCCAGCAGTAAGACCAGGCGCTGGCGTGTCAACCACCCTTCCGTCCCGGCAGGTTCCGCGCAGCATCACCAGGTGCGATGTGACCAGGCCATGATGATCGGTGGTGGTGACTGTGTGGGCTGGCTCATCCAGCGCTACGCCAGCGCCCTGGTAGTTCCCGCCAAAGTGCTTAACCAGATTCGCCGCCACCAGCCCGAACTTGCCGCCTCCAGCGACGACCGTGCCCAGCGGCTTATGCAGGCCAGGCACACGCGGCTCCTGTCCCGGGCGCTCGCCATAACCCATCTGAATCAGAGTCGTGGATACCAGTTGCGATTTTCCTCCACCGCCTGCGGTAATTGTGGCGCTCGGCTCGTCAGCTCGATGGCCGACGCTGGCCCCGAACTGCCGGGCGATCAGAGGGGCTATCACTGGAGTGGCGATCGCATAGCCGTGCGTTTTGGTGATGGTTTGCAGCGGCTCTGCCAGCGCCTGCCCGCGGAAGCAGTCGTATTTCCCTTTCGTCGTGGTGTGATTGCACTTCACGATAAACGGCGAAGCGCTATCAATCACGAAGCGCTGTATGCCGCGCGCGATGCGCTTAAGCGTGTTCTCCGCCAGCGGCTTTTTGCGGTCGAAAATGGACTGTGCCGGGATAGACCAGTCGATACATTCCGCCGCGGTACGCCATGGCGCCAGCTTGCCGCTCTGCACTGCTGGCGTTTTCGGATCGCCGTGGGTCGGCTCCGGCCAGGTTACCGGTACGCCATCGCAGCGCATCACCATGAAGAACCTCTTCCTGATGGTCGGCGCGCCATAGTCGCAGGCGCGCAACTCACGGTGATCAACGGCATAACCCAGACCGGCCACCAGCTACTGCGCCAGCACACCGTCGGCAGCAATGCCCAGGAACTCGCAGCACTCTGCCAGCGCCGGATGCGCGGCAGGGATACCGCCGGAAAGCATGCCGCAGAATGCCTCGAAGGTTTCCCCGGCGCGTTCCGGGTCCGGGCGCATCCCGCCGTCAGCGGATACGATAAGCGGCCCCCACGTTTTGAATTCCTCAACGTTCTCCAGCATCATCACGCGCGGGCGCACCGCCAGCGCCCAGCGGATAACGATCCACGCCAGCGCACGAATCTCTTTTTCCACCGGCTTTGAACCTTTGGCTTTCGAGAAGTGACGGCAGTCCGGGCTGAACCACGCCAGCCCCACCGGGCGGCCAGCAGTCGCGGCGACGGGGTCCACATCAAACACTGATTCGCAGTAGTGCAGCGTATCCGGGTGGTTAGTGGTGTGCATCGCTATGGCGTTCGGGTCGTGATTGATGGCGATATCCACGCTGCGGCCGATGGCCAGCTCAATGCCCGTACTCGCCCCGCCGCCGCCTGCAAAGTTATCGACAATAATCTCTCTCATGCGTATTCCTCCATGGCGACGGCCAGAGAACGGGCAGCAGTGATAACTGAGGGTACCGGCATTCCCTCCAGCCACATCCGGTTGATGTGATGCTTCAGGCGGCGCTGGTGATGCACCGGGAGATCCCCGGCGTTTTCAACTTGGCCGAAGACCATGCCCACTTCGGCAGGCCATACGGTTTCGGTGACTTCCACCAGCAGCAGGCGCTCCAGCTCAATGATACGTTTTGTCGCATAGTTCAGTTCCGGTTCCATCATTGAGCTACTCCTTTTGATTTACGCAACGCTTCTTATAGCTGGTTTTGGCTTCTTTTTTTGTTGGCTTCCACTCACCGTAAACGCTCGCATCACGGTAATTACCAAGCCGGTACATCCTGCAGTTACCGTTGCGATCGTAATCAACCTCAGGCTGATTGATCCCCAGCCACTCATGGAAATCATGACCGCTGTCGGCATCCAGATAATCCTGGTAGTTGCATTTGGCCTTGTACTTACGAGCGGTCAGTTTCGGCGGTGTATACTCCACGAACTCGCCGTAAACTATGCCGTCAGTGGGGTGGTAGCGTTCCGGCGAGTGGTAAGGCGCGGTATCGAGCACCACCCCGATGTAATGACCAAAACATTTTACGATTGTGCCTGGTTCGCCATATGCGACTACACGGCGCCCTACACAGGCATTAACCCCGTAACGAGAATTCACATAACCGAAGTCATCACTCATTGCGCTGCTCCTTGGCGACGAACGTAAGCGGCATAGCTTTCGGCTCGTTCAGCAGTCAGGTTGTAACTGCTTTGCATGTTGCAGGAACAACCTTCCTCGCTTGCAAATTTTCGATACTCGACCGCCATTTCATCTAGGACGCTGGCCCGCACTTTAGCCAAATAGGCATCGGTGGCAGGAGTTTTAACTTCACCACCCTCTACCAGTTCAAGCTTGCACTCATGCTCCCAGCTTTCGCACACACGATAGGTGCGGTTCGGTAGCTTATTGGCAACCTGCACAATGAACTCATCGTTGTAGTTGAGCGAGCATGCTTCAGCGATTTCTTCTGGACTGTCATACGGTGCTTCAGGATCTTCGGCATCCCAATACATGAGGTTTGATTTCAGACCCGCATTCTCCGCAGCCAGCTGATCGCGCTGGGCTTGCGTGGCACGGAGCGCCGCGGTGGTGCAGTCCAGCCGCTCGGCCAGACGGGAAACAATTTTCGCCATATCGATGATCGGCGTGTCGCTGCTCATCGCCTTCACAAACTGATGACCAACGGCCACCAGCTCTTGTTGCTCAGTGAATCACTCATGTGATGCTCCTCGGTGCGTGTAACGTTCCATGTCAAAGTCGATAACTGCCCGCTGGTCGCGGAAGACGCCGCAGCGCCCGTGGCGGATAAGTTTCCCCTGCTCTACGGCAGCCCGGATGTATTTCTCGGCAGTGGTGCGGTGCAGGCCGAACATGGCGGCGACATCTCTGGTCGTTGCGCGGCCATGCTTTTTCACCATTTCGACAATCCAGGAGATGAACAGCGTGCGCTCGCTATGCGTTTTTGGTCTCGGCATCAGTTAAGCCCTCCCCGCCTGGCGTAGGCACTCTTTACGCCGTTTGGCGATCCGGGCAACTTCGACAGCACTGCAGGCGATCCCGAACATGTCCGAATACACTGCTGCGGCGCGACGCCACAGCCCCTTTTCTTCCAGCGCCTTCGCTTTCTGTTCAGCGGCCTGCATCTTCACCGGGTCGCTTTTCTCCTCCATGCACGGAAGGATCACATCCGGAATATCGGCGTGTGGTAACACCGTATAGGTGTACTGGACGCTGTTACGGGATCGGGTTATTACCCCATCGTCGCTCAGCTCTCGCAGCAGTTTGCCTGCTGTAGCGCCTGACATATCCAGTGCTTCGGAAACGTCGCCGACGGCGCAGTTCGGCTGGTAGCGCACAAAAATCGCCACCTGGTCTTTCTGGGTTAATTGTTTGGTCATTGGTCAAAACTCGTTTAGTTATTTCACAAGCCGCAAATGGCTCACGTTTTTGCGATAACTTCCCCAGGCGAAATTCACCCAGATCCCGTTATCCATGGTCAGGCGGTCCATTACCCGCTCACCCAGGGTTTTCGATAACTCATCAAAATTCAGGTTTGTCAGTACCCCCACTGGTTTCATTGCCGCCAGGCGGCGATCGATAATCTGATTAAGCAGCACCCACTCGTTACGTGTCTCGCGCTGTACTCCGACCTCATCCAGCACCAGCAGACTCACTTTGCAAAGGTCGTCCAGCAGCTCAGATTCAGACTGGCCTTCGTCATAGCATTTCCGCGCGCGCAGCATCAGGTCAGGAACGGTCACCACCAGAACAGAGTGATCACGCTGCAGCAGGAAATTGCCTATTGCCGCCGCGAGATGATTCTTCCCGGTACCGCAGCCGCCACTGAACACAAAGCTGGCAAACCCACTGCCGAAGTTCTGGGCATAGCTCTTTGCCAGGGTCAGCGCGTTCTTTTGCCCCTCGTTGCTCACCTGGTAATTCGCGAAGGTGCAATTGCGGTGCAGATCGCAAATACCGGACCGGCCAAAAATCTTCTCTGAGCGTGCGCGCTGATTTTCTTTTTCCAGCTCCGCAGCTCTCTTTCGCCCCTCCTCCTGTTGCCAGGCCATCAACTCCTTGGCGTTGGTGAACTTTGGCTGAATGCCTTCGGGGATCAGTCGCTGAAGGCGGCCCAGAACGTCATTCGTTGTTTTCATCGTTACCCTCTAAATCCCGGTGGTATTTCAGTATCAGGTGTCGATACTGTCAGGGCTGGCTGGCGACGCTGGCCTTTCGCCTGAGCGGCCGCTTTAGCACGAGATGTTTGCAGACTGGATGCAAAGGTCTGCTCCCACTGAATGTGGTGTTTAACTTTCCCTTCGCATTGCCAGTAATCACGAAACTGCTGCAGCTCTACAGCGGTATAACCCGGACGCTCGCCAAGGTTGATGCCCCATAGCGCAGCTTGTCCTACGAAATCAGCTCCTGGGGTCCAGTCGTTGGTGATCGGGAATTTTCCAAACGGTGGCAAAAATTCGTTTTGCTCGCGCTCCTCTCTCTCTAGGTTTTCTTTTAGATCTGTATCTGTATCTGTATCTTTATTAGTTGGGTTTCCGTTGTCCTCCTGTTGCAACGGAGCATCAACAACCGTTGAACACCCGTTGTCACTCCGTTGCTCTTTCGTTTCTTTTTTGGCTTTTCTTGCCTGTGCCGATGCTTTACCTGCTGCGGACTTCTGACTGAGTGAGGTTTTTACAGCCTCCAGATCTCGCTCAATTCGCTCTTGCGACCATTCGCTACCGTTATCGTTGAAAAACTCTTTTAACGAAGGCTCAACGGCGTTCCAACGGTCGTTACTCAACCTTGCGATTTTTGCCAGCCGGTTTTTAGGAATGGGTCTTCCTGTCTGCCAGTAATTGAACATCAGCAGCAGGTAAGCGCCGTGCTCTTCAGTAGACAGATGCATGGTGTCCGCCAGGTAATCAGCAATGTAGAGTTGCATATAGGGCAGCGCTGCCATGTTTACTCCTGTTGCCCGGCGCACCGGGACGTGTGGTCATTGGTCAAAACTCGATTACGTAAAAAGTGGTGCAAGTGCCTGGAGGTGAGCGATCATCACCCCGGCAAGTTCACCGGGTAAAAGTGCTGCGTTAGCTAGGAGGTTCTCAAAGCCCTCCTTTGCCTGTTTCTTAGTCGGCAGGCCCAGCAACTTCGCCTGGTGGTGCTCTCCGGTCTCTTTTATTGCCTCGGCCACCAGCTCGATGTCGGTTTTACCCTGACGGAGGCCATGTTTTCTGGCGATCTCAATCGGCATTGCCATGCTGATCGCGTCCGCGAGTTGCATGACGTAAGCCGTGTACTTGCTGGAATTGGTTTCGTTTTTCAGGTAGCGATAAAGGTTCTGTTTGTTTACTGTGATCCCTCGCCCGCCTTCTTTTGACCACTGTTCGGCCACCAACTGCGTAACAACGTCCTGCGCCTGGCCGGGTAGATTAAGCTCCCATTCCCGCACGGCGGTCAGGATCGCCTGGCGCCGCAAGTTATCTCTGCGGCGAGGTTCATACTGATTTTTAGTTTTCAGCGGAGCGATAGCCTTCTGGTTATCATGCTCATAAGTAATGGCTTGCATTTGAACTCCTTAACCATCTGTTAGTGGTGGGAAAACCTCATCTAAAGAACAACGCGCGCCCAGAGCATTTAGCGCAACTACGATACGGCGGGAGTCTTCCAGACTTGGAGTTCTCAGATTCGATTCATAGTTCGCCAATCGTGGTTGGTTCCAACCAATCTGTTGTGCAAGCGCCAGCTGGGAAATGTTTGCTTTTTTACGATAGTGAGAAATTAAGTTCATCCGACTCTCCTGTAAGATGTGAACATTATTCACATATCGTGAATTGCATGTCAACATAATCGTGAATCGATAATGATTCACTATGCGTGATAAAATCGACTCATGAAGACAATTGCAGAACAGATCGGCGAGCGTATTAAGACGCTGCGCATCCAAAAGGGATTGAGCCAGGCCCAAGCTGCAAAGTTATGCGGGTGGTCAGCTGCTTCTCGTCTCGCCAATTACGAATCCGGTCTAAGGAACGTTGGCGCTGACGATGCAATGGTTTTAGCCAGGATGTTAGGCACCACGCCAGGCGAACTGCTCTTTGGAGAGCGTGGTGATGAAGATAAATGGCTTACAGAAAAACAAAGAGAAATGCTCAGTTTGTTCAAGCAATTACCTGAAACTGAGCAAGATAAAATGATTGAGATTTTTCAAGTCAGGCTTAGAGAAATTGATGAATACGTTGAGAAGTACCTTCGCGGAAGGTTCAAGCCGATGGATGATCAATCTGAACCAAATAGCTAATTAATTCTCACCCTCAGAAACCAGCTTTCTTGCTGGTTTTTTTTCGTCCTTACCCCAAAATACTCACGATTTGTGAAAAATAAAATTCACTTTTTGTATTGACGTGATATTCACGCCGTGTGAAACTTCGAGCATACCAAGCAGCAAGTAAGTCATCCAGGCAGGACGCCCACGAAGTAGCTGCCGGCGGCATACGAAACACCGGATGAGATGACAAAAGCAATCGCGCAGCAGGCTTTACCGTTCCGTCGGCCAGACGTAAATGGCAATAAGGAGATAACCATGATCGACTATGCACGTAACCCCGTAAAACAGCAGGCCACTCGCCTTAACATCGTTGAAGTCTTGATCCGCAAGTTCTGCTACTTCATGGCGCAGAAAGGCAATCCAGAACTCAACGCATGAGCATGTTCTTCGCCTTAATCATTCCAGTCTGTGCCCTCACTGGGGAATGCTCAGACATCATGCTCGGTCTCTATAAAACCGAAGCGATTTGTGAAGCAGCTGCCGCAGAGCAGCACGTGAAAGGACAGTGTTACCCATACAAATCGGCTGACGACCAACAGCCAGCGTTACATTTTTAATCGAGTTTTGACCAATGGCCTGACTGGCCCAGAAGGGATCCACTATGGAATTTGGAATGAAACGAGTGATGGCATCTGTCCAGGCCGTTGCAGTTCTGGAAAGAATCTACCGCGGAACGCCTGTACCGCTCGCCACACTGAGTAAAGAAATGAAGCTCTCGGTTTCTTATCTGGAGCAAATTTTCAAGCGGTTGCGCAGCGGCAACCTAGTCACCTCGCACAGAGGGCCCGGAGGTGGTTACAGCCTGCGTGAAGGAGATATCTCAGTTTCAGCAGTAATCCGCGCAGTAAGCAAGATCCCGTCGAACACCACGTTCGACCCTGTGCTGGATGCGCTTGATGGCGTACTTGTCTCCCAGCTGGCGAAAAAAACCAGCGTCCAATAAGCACAAAACCCGCGCAAGGCGGGTTAAGTACCCGGTCAGCCGACCAAAGCTTTCCGGAATCGAGTTTTGACCAATGACCACTACCCAAGGCGGCGATCATCAGCTGTTGGGTATCTTACACCCAAATGAGGCTCCAAGATGGAATTTTTTTATCATATTAAGGCTACCCAGAAATCTGGAAAACCTGACGGCGTTCTGTGGTTTACAGACAAAACCGAATCGCGCGCAGCGCTGCAACTGGATGTCGAGCTGGAGGACGCTGGCATCGAAACCGGCCGCGGCAAAGAATACCTGAAGCCTGTCCGCACCGATTTCCCGGTTTTCAATGATCTGCCGGAAGAAAGCACCATCGATTACACCTGGTGCGAGCGCTATCAGCTGGCCGATGACCTGCGCACCTGGATAGTGATACCTGGCGCCGCGCCTCAGAGCGAAACCACCATCGTCCCGGACAGCGTCACCAGCGATGAGAATCAGCCGGTCGCGGCGGTAACCGCCACTGATACCGCAGATGTGGGCAGCACCGTCCCGGTTGAAAACCGCTCTGTTGCAGGGCGCTTTGCCGTTCACCTGCTCGGCGATAAATATCAGACCCACATCACTAATGAGCAAATGATTGATGCCATGACCCTGTCGATGGACGACGAAAATAGCTATTTCCAGAACCTGCTGCAGGCCAAAAATGACGTTGCTGATATTGGCGCTCTCAGCCTGCATGCCGAGTGGAAACTGGTCCAGGCCATCAAAGACATTTTCCCGCAAGACAAAGAACACAATCCTGCACTGCTGGCCATCTTCATGTCGAGCTGGATTAAAGCCGAAGCTGACGAGCGCAATCAGCTGGTTGACGACTGGAAGAGTGGAAAGCTTCCAGCCAAAGAAGAACCTGAGGACTTAATTGAGCATGGCCTGAGCATCAGTAAACATGATGACGGGGGCGCTCATTATCCCGTCTGCAAAATGCCATTCCGCAAACAGCTCCTGGCTCAGTTGACAGCTGACCAACTGCGCCATCATATCAGCCGCAAAGAACACGCGGATCTTCACTTAATGGAAATGGACACCGATAACGGATATGTCCAGAACCTGCTTCTGGCCGCAGAGAATTCTTCAGAAGTTAAGGCTTATGACACCAAAGACCTGTGGCGCTATACGAATGCTATTCGAACAGTGTTCAGCATGGATAAGCGCCATGAGCTGGCTCTGCTGCTGCAGTTCACTAAAGCCTGGGTAGCCACCCCATATATCGACCGAGGGATCCTGACGCGTGAATGGGCCGCAGGTAACCGCATCAGTCACGTGCAGCGCACAGATGCAGGCACCAATGCCGACGGCGGGTATGTAACTGACCGCGGCGCAGATGCGCATCACACCCTGGACACCCTCGATCTGGAGATCGCCTGCGCCCTGCTGCCGATGGATTTCCACCATTTTGAAATCCCTTCCAGTGTTTTGCGCCGCGCCAAAGAGATTGTCGCGAACAAAGAAGAACCCTGGAAATCATGGAGCAAAATTCTGCGCAATCAGCCTGGTGTTCTGGCAGTGAACCGCACGGCTATTTTTAACCTGGTGCGCATCGCACCAGAGAATATCCACCTGACTCCAGCTGCACACCTCGAGTTCGTTAACCGAACTATGACGACAAATTTCAATGAAGCGACTGAGCTGATGCCTATTCATGCCAACAATGCACAGCCGCAGGAAGCCGTTACCAAAGAAATGGTCGATGAAGCATGGCAGGAGGTTGATGAAACGCTGGAAGAGCTTCATTCCGCATATAACCCAAGCGAACAAAAATGCCCTGAACGTGCACTTTCTATTGTGGATCAGATGCGTCAACGCGCTGCTGATGAAAAGCTCCACCCGGAAAAAAATGAGGCGACCATTGCCGACAGCCAGACGCAGGTCGCGAACCTCGGCGGCGGCGTGTTCTCTATCGATGGCCTAATGGGTACAAATAATGACCCGGTCATCAATACCCTCTCAAACGCAGTCGAAAAAACGGAAACAGTAACGGAGACCACCAGCGATGTGCAGATGGAAGAGACTAACCCGGCGAAAGGAGAAAGTGTTGGCGCGGTTCCACCAGGCGAAAGCGCTGATGCAACTGCTGCGCAAACAGATGCCGTAGCGGGAACCATCTGTGCTGGCTGTGGTACCGAAGGTGGCAGCGGTTGCCCTGACTGTGGCGCCGCGGTTGGCGATGCAACCTATGCGGTGATGGAAGCGGGTCTGAAAGAGGAACTGGAAGCGCTGGAGCCTGATTCCACAAATTCGGAAATCATGTTCACGCACCTGATGGTGGATCTCGAAACCATGGGTAAAAAACCGGGCGCGCCGATCGTTTCAGTAGGGGCCGTATTCTTTGACCCGGCCAGCGGTATGACCGGTGCTGAATATTATCAGGTGATTAATCTCGAATCGTCGATGTCATTCGGGGCCAGGCCAGACGCCAGCACCATTCTCTGGTGGCTGAAGCAATCGCCTGAAGCACGATCTGCAATCGTGGTGGATGATACGGTCGGCCTGGTAGAAGCGCTTGAGCAGCTTCTCGACTTCATCGCTGAAAACGCAGCCAACGGTTCTAAGAATGTGCAGCTCTGGGGAAATGGTAGTTCGTTTGATTGCTCTCTTCTGGAGGCAGCATTTGAGTTAGCCGACACGCCCTTCCCGATCCCGCACTGGAACTACCGTGACGTGCGAACCGTCGTTGAGCTGGGTAAAGCGGTTGGGCTAAATGCTCGCTACGACATCCCTTTTGAAGGCGATCAGCATAACGCCCTGGCCGACGCCCGCCACCAGGTCAAATACGTATCGGCTATCTGGCAACGCCTGACAGCAATCTGATTTCTTTTATTCACCTTTTGGCCCTGCAAAGGGCCATTATCTGGAGAAGATAATGTCCAGGTTAGTTCTATTATCTGAATGGGCAAAGCGCGAATTTGGAGAGCCGGTACCCGGGACATCCACCCTTTGCAAATACGCCAAGAACGGCATGATTTCACCGCCCCCATGCAAAGTGGGAAAAAGCTGGCGCGTCGAGGTCACGGCCCGGTTCGTTGGCTTATCAGCAGAACCAGAGATAAAGAAACAGGATCACCCGCTCCTGAGGAGGATTTTAGAAGATGGCGCGACCTCGGAAACATAACGTATCTATACCAGGCCTTTCCTGTTTTCTGGACTCGCGCACCAAAAAAGTTTACTGGCGGTATAAGCACCCTGTTACTGGGAAATTTCACGGCCTCGGCACCGATGAAAGTACCGCCAAAGAAATTGCCATTGAAGCTAACAGCCGTTTAGCCGAACAAAAAATGAGGCATCTGATCCGCGCTAAAAATGACATCAACAAGCGCCTGGGCGGAGCCGCAACGATCAGCGAGTATTTGGTCCGGTACAGAAAGCTTCAGGAAGAGCGGCTGCAACAAGGCGAGATTAAGCTAAACACATTCAAGCAAAAGGCCTCACCGTTAAAGGTTCTTGAGGAATCTTTGGGGCCACGCCAGCTGGATGAGATTACCGTAAAGGATATTGTTTCGATTCTGGAAGATTATAAAGAGAAGGGACATAACAGGATGGGGCAGATTTTCAGGAAGGTTACGATCGATGTGTTTAAGGAAGCGCAGCAAGTCGGAGAAGTCCCGCCTGGATTCAACCCGGCGCTTTCCAGCAAGAAGCCCCACGTAAAGATCAGCCGGCAAAGGCTTACTTTCGAGGAGTGGATGCTTATCTTCAACGCGGCAGAAAAAGATAATTATTTCCTTCAACGCGGTATGCAGCTCGCCATTATCACCGGGCAGCGCCTGTCTGATATATGCAACATGAAGTTTACTGACATCCAGGAAGGTTGTTTGTGTATCGAGCAAAGCAAGACCGGATACAAGCTGGCTATTCCTTTAGAGTTACGCTGTAACGCACTTGGCATCTCGCTCGGTGAGGTGATCTCCTCGTGCCGCGACAAGGTTCTGAGCCCTTACTTGTTGCATCATCACCACGCTAAAGGGAAAGCCAAGCGGGGCGGCATGGTTAAACCGGCAACCTTAACTGTCGCATTTAGCAAAGCGAGAGATAGCGTCGCGTACGAGTGGGAGAAAAACGGCACGGCACCGAGCTTCCACGAACAGCGATCTTTATCGGAGCGGCTTTATCGCGAGCAAGGTATAGACACTCAAGTTTTACTTGGGCACTCCAGTGTAATCATGACGAATAAATATAATGACACTCGAGGAAAAGAGTATAAAAAACTGGTCATTTAACGACCAGTTTTGCAGAAGGGTTTTGCAGGAGTTTTGCAGAAGAGGTTTAGAAGCGGTAGCCGGCCGAGAACATAAACACCCACGGATCCAGACGGGTACTGATATTTTGCTGCTCGCCCGCCGCTTTGAATTTTACTTCGGTGTCGATATCCATGTACCAGACCGACATGTTAATCAACCAGTCGCGGTTGATGAGATAATCCAGGCCCGCCTGCCCCGCCATGCCCCATGAATCTTTCAGACTCAGATCGGAAAGGCCCGCGGCTTTACCGGTGTCGTTAAACTTTTCGTCAAAGAAGGTGGTGTAGTTGACCCCGGCCCCCACATAGGGGCGCACTTTGCTGCTGGCGTCACCGAAATACCACTGGGCCATCAACGTGGGCGGCAGATGATGAACCGTGGCGATGTCCCCGGTTGGGCCAGTCCCGACCTTGTGACGAAACGGCGTGGCTGCCAGCAATTCAACGCCAACGTTGTCGGTGGCCATCCAGGTAAAGGTCATTCCGGCCTGGGTATTGTTACTGACGTTGAATCCGCCCAGGCCCAGAACATTATCCGAGCCTTCCGTAGGACGTACCGTGGCAGATCCCAGGCGGAAAAAGAACTCACCGGCTTCGTGTGCAACGGCTCCGCCGGAAAACGTACCCAGAATCAGCGCTGCTATCACTGCTTTTTTCATATCCACTCCCTCGTTATGGTTTTATTCGAGAACGGAATATACCTACAAATGATTAATAAGTGATCTCGCCGGGATCACATTAAATTCAGCAATTTAACATTCATTGATCTAAATTAATTTTTTTAACCGTAGGCAAAAATTGGTAGTCGGTGTCTGGATCAATTTCGCGCTTTGGACAAATAAAACGCAGCGGGAAAACACACGCGCAAAATTCCAGCGACGCATTACGGGCGCTTTACAAAGATATGCTTTTCCATACAACCCTTGATACTGCCACCGGGCAGTT